TAACATTACATTTCTCAAAAGACTCAAATACGCTACTTCGAGTGGGTTTAACCACCCTTTGTGTTGCATTTTTTTCAATGAAAGAGGTGTCAAAACAACCATTAGTTGAAAAATCTTGAAATATAGGATCAATTTTAGTGGAAAATTGAGAACCAGTAGATAAAATTTGTTTATAACATGACATATAGAAAAGACTGGGTAAATTTTCATAAACTTTTGTCCTTTCATCTATTGGAAGTGCAAAATAATCACTTCCCTGTACATGAGTAAAAATTCAATGAGTGCCATAAACTGTGAGCAAGTCAGCAGCAAAGGCAGGGTTGAAACGAAGAAATAAATTTCCATCATAATCACCACGAGTTCCAACATGAACACCATAAGCACAACCTCCATGCATAACAGGAAGTCCGCAGTCACCAGCCTCAGAAGCACAAGAATAAATCGCTTCATTATGGGGATCCGTTTGGGTCTTAGGGTTAAATAAAATTGTCGAGACAGAGTTGAACCAGGTGCCATTTCGGTTCACAGTGATATGGGGAGTTATCTCATTGCTCAAGTTACCGATAGGTGTCAACTTGACAGCGTTTACAGCATCATGATGAGTATAAATACAATAATCGAACTTACTCGAGAAACTAACGTTTGCACGAATTACAGGTTTCCTTTCAGAACTAGTCAAAGAGGACCAAGTAAGTTGAGGTTCCGTTTGACCATCATAAAAATGTTTAGGAAAAATCAAAACTTTGGTTTGATCCTTGTTCTTAAGTTCAATTTTTATAGCATAACCTAAATCAGTATCACCATTCCAAATACGAAGAGCATTTGGCGGACTAACGGCAGGTAGAAGTTCACTACCTTTAATTTTTGCTTCACGGCCATTAGATTTCTCGGTTGATTTATTAATTGAATTGGCAGCTTTAGTTGCTTGTTTATTGGCTTGCTTTCGCTGATTTCTAGACATAGAAATGGGAGTAGTAGACTCAATAGATGTCGCAGCCTTAGCTTGCTTTTGTTGTACCTGTTTTTGCTGTGCTTGAGTACTAACTTTTGCATAAGAATCTAATTGTTCCATCATCTTCTTAATTAAAGTTTGTTGTTCCTCAAGTTTTCTGGTAAGGATTGCATTCTGATGTCAGCACCACATTCCTTTTCTTTAGGTTGTTCAACAGATTTTCGAATATAGGGAACACCACCT